CCGTGAAAAACTGCGTCAAGACCTTGAAAAAGAGATCCAACGCAACCGCGACCAAATTGCAGAAAACAGGATGCACATTGCCATCTTAGAAGAAAAAGTGCCTGTGTCTAAGCACATCAAGACTTTAACCGGAAAGGATTGACATGATTCCAATAGTTGCATCCCTATTAGGTACGCTGGCTCAAAATGGTCTGGGCCTTTTGTCATCTGCAATCCAAGCAAAAGGCAAAGAAGTTGTTGAGAACGCGCTTGGCGTGAAGATCAGCGACAATCCTACAGATGCCGAAGTGGCCAAACTTCGCCAGCTGCAGTATGACCATGAAGAGCGCTTGCTTGAACTCGGCATAGAAAAAGCAAGAATTGAACAAGAAGAATTGAAAGTCTTGTTGGCAGCCCAAGCCAATCAAGAAGACAATGTGTCAAAACGTTGGCAAGCTGACATGGCTTCCGATTCTTGGTTGTCTAAGAACATCCGCCCTGGTACCCTGCTCTATATCCTCACGGCCTACCTAATCTTTGCCGGCTTGAGCGCTGCAGGCATACAGGTTCAAGAAGCCTATGTCAACCTGCTGGGTCAGTGGGGCATGTTAGTGATGACGGCTTATTTTGGCGGGCACACCGTTGAGAAGGTCATGGAGATGCGTAAGGGAGGCAAAGAATGAGCCTAAGTCAAGAACAAGCAGCATTCTTGTTGGATGCTTGCAAGCTGATCCAGTATGCTACAGAACAGGGTTTCATGGTGACAGGCGGTGAATTGCAGCGGACTCCTGAACAGCAGGCCATATATGTCAAGACTGGTCGCAGCATGACCATGAACTCAATTCATCTGAAGCGTTGCGCAATCGACCTGAACTTCTTCAAGGATGGACAGATCATCTGGGACAAGGCAATCCTTGCTCCATTGGGCGCCTACTGGGAAAGCCTATACCCCAAGAATCGTTGGGGCGGAAACTTTAAAAGCCTGGTGGATTGCCCGCACTTTGAGAGGAATGTGTAATGCCACAGGCAATGACCTTTACGTCGCTTCAAAACGACGTCCGCAGCTATTTAGAACGTGGGGCATCTGCTGTCACGGATCCATTGGTCTATGTCCAGATTCCAAGCCTGATCAACTTTGCAGAGCGCCGCATCAGCCGCGACCTTAAGATTCAAGGCTTCCAAGTGGCCGTAGTGACAAACCTACAAGCCGGAGTTGCAGTGCTTCCTAAGCCAGACCGCTGGCGTGACACCATCTCCATGAACATTGGAACAGGTACTGGTAACAATACGCGCGTTCAGCTGTTTACTAGAGCCTATGAGTACATCAGAAGCTACTGGCCCAATGATACCTTAGTTGATGAGCCTGTGTTCTACGGCGACTACAACTACACCAATTGGATCATTGCACCAACACCTGATGCGGCTTATCCAATTGAGATCTTGTACTACGAATTGCCTGTCTTACTAGATGAGAACACTCAGACCAACTGGCTGACCCAATATGCGCCCAACTTGCTGCTGTATGCAACCCTGTTGGAAGCTACTCCCTTCCTGAAAAACGACGAACGAATCCCAGTCTGGCAGGCCATGTACCAATCAGCTGCGCAAGCGCTGCAAGGTGAAGACATGAGCAAAATCCTAGACCGTGGCGCCGTGAGAAACGAGGCATAACATGACCACATACACCAATATCTTTGGCGGAAGCAATATCTCTCCTGCAGAGATCAGCTACGCAGAAGTTTCGCTGACGGCCAACACAACTTTTGATTGGGCCCTTGAGACAGCTCCATCAACGAACTTGATTGCGGGCATCATGGATGTCACTGCTACTTCAGGTCCTTGGAGCTTGACTCTGCCAAGTGCCCTTGAAGCATCGACAGGCCAAGCAATCCTGTTCAACAACGTTGGATCAAATTCTTTTATCATCAGGAACAACAGTGGCACTCAAGTTGCTGCTCCTGCAGCTGGTCAAGTTTGGCAAATTTACCTGACTGACAACACAACAGCTGGTGGTACTTGGCTTGCATTCCAGTTTGGTGCAGCAGTGTCTACTGCAAATGCTGCCTCTTTAGCTGGAACAGGGCTAGTCGCAATTGGATCTCTTTTGTCCTTGGCCATGCCAGTTACGTTTTTTGGAAGCAATTACTCGGCAGGTATTGACGATCGGGCAAAAACATTTATCTGGAATGGAGGAGCCGGCACCCTTACCATGACGGCTGCTGGAACCCTTGGAAACAACTGGTTCATTCAGCTTCGCAATGAAGGTACTGGTGCCATCTTAGTAGATCCTCCAGGATCTCAGACAATCAATGGCTCATCTACGCTAAGCTTTCAGCCAGGCGATTCTGCTATCATCTTTACGGACGGCAGCAATTTTTATACCCTTGGCTACGGACAATCTCCTGTCTTTGCGTTTGACTACACATCAATCAGCGTTGCAGGAACAGGCAACTACACCTTGTCTGGTAGCGAGCTAAACAGGATTGCCTACAACTTCACAGGCGTTCTAACCGGCAACCGTACGATCATTGTGCCTCAAACTGTCCAGCAATACTGGGTGGCTAACAATACAACTGGTCCTTACACCCTTACCGTAAAGACTTCGATTGCTTCCGGTTACGCCGTCAACCAAGGCTCACGAGCCATCTTGTATTCTGACGGAACCAACGTAGTTGCTGCCGATACCGGCGGCGTTGCAGTTCCTATCAGCATCTCTGATGGTGGTACTGGAGCCACAACTGCAGGAAACGCATTGATCAATTTAGGTGGAACAGCAACCGGTATTGCCTTGTTTACGGCTGCCTCGCAAGCTGCTGCTCAAGTGGCCATCGGTCTTGATCCCATCCAAGGTGGAACTTACTAATGACCACAACCCCAATCGTCCTTAAGTCGCTGCCTGGCATCAAGCGTGATGGCACCAGGTACGAGGGCGACTACTATGTTGATGGACAATGGGTCCGTTGGCAGAGGGGCCTTCCTCGTAAGGTTGGAGGCTACACCGTTGTCAACAGATACCTGACTGAAGTCAGCCGTGGGGTCAAGACTTTTACGCAAAATGGGCAGACTTACTTCCATTCAGGAAGTGCCGGTTTTGTGCAGCGATTCACTCTTGACGCCAGCGGAAACTCAAGCCTGATTACAGACAGGACTCCAATTACGTACGTTGTCGATGACAATAATCTTTGGCAGTTTGACGTCATCTATGACAGCCAGTCTATTCCTGCTGCAAATATGATTGTTGGCCAAGTGGCTCCAAATGCCAATTGTCTTTGCAACACGGATGGCGGCCAGTTGTTCATTGGTTCCATGACTGGGACTGATGCCTTGACAGAGGTCACAACGTTTCCTGCTGGCGTAAGCGTCACCGGAGGCGTGGTTGCCTTGCATCCTTATCTGATGTACTTTGGCAACGACGGTGTCATCGGATGGTCTGTTGCGGGAGCTCCTACTGACTTGACCGGTTTGGGTTCAGGAAGTGCACGAGTAGCAGGTCAAAAGATCGTGCGTGGAGTTGCTCTTCGAGGTGGTCCAGGAAACGCCCCATCAGGCATCTTTTGGAGTGCTGATGCTGTTATCCGTGGATCTTTTGTGGGAGGCCAGGAGGTCTTCCAGTTTGACACGATCAGCCCATATTCCAGTATCTTGTCTGCCGCCTCAGTGATTGAGTATGACGGCCAGTACTTCTGGTTGGGAACAGACCGCATGCTAATGTTCAACGGCGTGGTTCGTGAGATCCCCAACAACCTGAACATCAACTACTTCTATGACGGTCTAAACAGGGAAGCTGCCCAACGAGTTTGGGCTTTCAAGGTTCCTCGTTACGGCGAGATCTGGTGGTGCTATCCACGCGGAACAGCCACCGAATGCACCCACGCCATCATCTACAACGTTCGTGAGAACACTTGGTATGACACCGAGTTGCCTAATAGTGGACGGACCGCTGGGGAGTGGTCTCCTTTGTACGCTGCGCCACTTCTGTGCGGCCTACAAACATCTACTTTTGTGCCAAATAACAGGATCACAGAAGCCGGCGATCTTCGCGTCACTCAAGACAACGATCAGCGCATTGTGGTTCCTGAAGAGGGATTTAAGGTCTGGCAGCACGAGCACGACGTGAACGAGATTGACGGCCAGTTCATCACAGCTGTTCCTTCCTACTTCGAGACAGCTGACATGAGCATGTTGACTCCTCAAGGTGGATCTAAGAATAAATGGATCAGGGTTGAATCCATAGAGCCGGACTTTGTGCAGTCTGAAAACATGACCGTTCAGTTGACAGGTCGGGCAAATGCCAAGTCCCTTGAAGTTCCTGGTCCTGAGCGCGTCATCTTTGCTAATCCAACTACTCCTTACGAGCAAGTTGTGTCTTTTAAAGAAGCTCGCCGCGAACTGCGCTTTAAGTTTACTTCAAACACAATCAACGGCACTTATCAGATGGGCCAGGTCATTGCCCATATTGGTGAGGCAGATGGAGATGTACTTGGCGGATTAGCAGAGGGTTCCACGTGATCACGCAACCTGTTATAATAGGATTGCGCGACTGGGCGGATTGTGTCGTACTCGACCTTTCAAACTATGGCGCACTTTCAAGGCTGGACAATGAAGACAAATGGCAGGAGTGGGCGCTACAGTTCTGCGTTATTTCAGGACTAAGCCAGAAAAACGTTCCTAATCCATTTGACTTTCCTGACTGGCGTAGTTGGGCTCAACGATTTGTACAAATGGTGGACTAATGACCGATCAAGAATTTATTCAGCTGCTGAATGAAGTAGCTAAAAAAGCCAGGCCTTTCAATAGCGAGGTTCGGCAAATTGACTCGATGGACATGATCCTTAAGGAAACTGGCTTAGACAGCCTTGACATGCTGATGTGCACAGTCTACCTTTGCGAGATCTATGACGTAGAAGACGAAAAAAGCAAAGAGATGCTGGGCGAGACCCCGCAAGATCTTTTCAACTTCCTGAAGGAATGGGGACGCCGACAACCGGCTGACCTAGACCAAGCAAGGGAGTGGTTCGTATGAGAATCTTCCTCACCGAAAGCCGCACTGCGTGCACTGAGGACACGACTCTTTTTGAGAATCACACCTTTCCCCAAAGGGTTCACCTGTTTCCTGAGACCTACAACAGGGTCAAAACAGGCTTGATCAATCCAGCCCATCAGGTAGCTGAAAAGGTCTTGGACCCCGAGCTTTTAAAGCTCCTCCGAGACACACAACCAGGCCGAACGGCCTTCATTCTGGCCGCCGGCAACAGCAATTTTGCCAACGAAGGCGCCAAACTCAATCGAGAAAATGAATGGACCTACAACTACAAGGTCCTTCCATTGTCCCTGACCCAGATCTATGCTGGTCGGGTTGCTGCGCAGTGCGGAGAGATTGATCACACAGCAACGGATGCCACCGCTTGTACATCTAGCCTCAAGGCCTTAATGGACGTACAGACCCTGATCAA